CACGGGCCTTGCAGAGCCGAGCGTAGGGCTTGATTCTGAGCAAACGCAGGCGTGCCAGGCGGGCTGCAGTCTTGACAGCACGTAGAGGCAGAATGGCCTGGTCATACTCAGTGCGAGCGTCTTCCACGTACTTAGACAGCACGCCTTTATTGAGCTTCATTGATCCAGGCTGCGGGCGGCCTTCCTCGATCCAACCACGGGACCAGGACAAGATGCCCAGGTCTTCGAGGATCGGCAACCACCTGCGCACATGACGCTCTGAATATCCAGCGCGATCTGCGAGCTGGGCAGCGGTAATAGTCATGTAACCGCGCGCGTCAGTCTTCAGTGAGCGCATAGTGCCTGCAAGAGTTTCGAGAAGCGAGCGAGCGCAGCGGTTTTCAGAGCCACGCAAGATACCCCATCCAGCGCGCCTAAGAGCATCAATGAGCTGATACGCCGTCATACCCGCGTTAGTCATTGTTTTTACCGTTTTCGCGTGCGCGGCGCTGTTCTGCGAAGAAGAGGCGAATAGTGCTAAGATCAGTGTTCAAGTTTTGTATCATGTAGTTAAGCTCGTTCAGGTCCTCAGTCATTAATTCAATAGCTTCCATGACTTCGCGTTCAACAATTCGCTGCGTCATCGTCTTCGCCTTCCGATCCGTCGATAACACCCAGGCCAGTGCGAACAAAATTCGCAATTAACAGGCGTAAATGCATCAATGCGCTGTCAGCGTCTTCCACATCGTCAAAGATATATGCGAGCTTGTACTGGAACAGGGACAGCTCATAATCAATTTCGTCAATAGCTTCAATGACGTAATCGAGCTGCTTATCATCCTTAATGTTGTGCAGTGGCTTGTTCATCGGTTCATCTCCCGATTCAGTTCTGATCCGTACCAGAGCATTGAGACAAAGAAGGTAGCGAAATGCGGCCACGTCATCGTGTAACCAGCGATATTGAAAGACGCGATCAGGACAGAGATAAGAATCGCGAAAAACGTCATGGAAGAGACGAACAGTCCTTTATTAACCTTCACGGGTGTATTCCTCACTAATAGCTGCGCCGAAAATATCGAGACCGATTGGGAAACCTAATTGAATGAGCCTGTCTAGATCGTCGAGCTGCCAGCGCGCCGCGCCACGCATACGCTGTGATAGTGCCGTTTGCGACATTGCAAGATCGTTGGCTAAGGCTTTTTGCGAAATTGAAAGAGATTGCATGTGCCGTTTCACAGTGCGAGTAACGGCGGTGTTGTATGTGGACATGCGGTTAGTTTATTCGATTATCGGTTTATGCGCAATACGATAATCGAATAAGTGTCAATTCACTATTGCATCTGTTCCGATTATCGAATACAGTATCCGCATGAGCACAACGGTTTTGGAACGCACGCTAAGCGATGTTGTTTGCGAAAACATTCGGATTGAAGCGGCGCGGCGCGGTTACAGTCAATCGGCACTTGCGCGCGCTATTTCCATGTCGCAACCGGCACTTAACCAGCGTTGGAGAGGCGCGGCGCGCTGGCAACTCGATGAGCTAGAGGCTATCGCACGCTTGTTCGGCGTGCCGGTTACGTATCTAGTTAGCGACAATGCACCGTTTGTGCCCCCGACAGGATTCGAACCTGCAACCTCGGGATTAGTGGCCTATCTTCCCAAGTTCGCTGATAGCGATTCTGAATGCAGTCTGAGAATTGCTGCGTAATCATCTGGATATGGAAACAAAGACGATACCGGCTAGCTGGGCGGGGCTGGTCTCGGATTATTCCCAGTACTTATTAGCTTCAGGGTGCACACCTAAGACAGTGAGTCTGAGGCGTGATTGGTTAGCGAGGTTTGCCAGAGCTGTTGAGGTTCCGCCTTTTATGGTGGGTAGAACAGCGGTTGTTACCTGGTCTGCAGCGCAGTCCTGGGCGCAAGCTACCAGGAGATCAGCGCATCAGAGCGTGAAGGGGTTTTACGCCTGGGCCAGGATGGAAGGGTTAACAGATCGTGTGCCTGTGATCCCTAGCGTGAAGAAGACTAGGCCTGCGCCTCATCCTGCGAGCGATCAGGCGTTAGAGGCGTGCCTACTATCCAGGGATTGGAAGGTTAGACTAGCGGCGCGCTTGGCTGTCGAGCTGGGACTGCGCCGGGGTGAGGTTGCCTGTATCAATGTTGATCGTGATCTGATCCAGGGCGCGGGCGGCGCGGACCTGGTTGTTCATGGCAAGGGCGATAAAACGCGGTTAGTACCACTGACAGCTTCGCTAGCGGGTGAGCTATGCAGGTTTACCGGGTTTGTGTTTCCTGGGCAGGATGGGGGGCACATCAGCCCTGCTTGGCTGGGCAGGCTGGTATCCAGGGCAATGCCAGATGGGGTGACCATGCACGCGCTTAGGCATCGGTTCACTACCAGGGCCTATAGGGCGACGCATGACCTGGTAGCACTTCAGAAGGTCCTGGGCCATGCGTCGCCTGAGACAACGCTGGTTTATCTTCAGCTAGCGGATGACTCACTCAGGCAAGTTGTCGAGGCCGCGGCCTGAGCGAGCCGCTTCCAGGGCGGCGATCCGCTTTCGTATCTCAGCGTGGCTGTCATGGGCGTGATCGTCGATGCTGTCCACTCGTCTAGTGATCTGCAGTAGCTGCGAGGACTGATGATCTAGCTGTATGCCGTGCTCATCGAGTGACTTCTCGATCCGGTTTAGCTGATCCTTGACGCTGGTCCCGTGATCCGGTTCTAGCTGGCTAGCGGTGCGCTTGGCAGCTAGCAGGGTAGCTATACCTGTGATTGTCGCTGCGAGTCCACCAAAGCCGCCTGCAGCGGTGATAACTTCAGCTACAGGGTTCATTCGTTATCCCGTGGGGTGTGTGCCAGGGCTGTCGATGTTGCCAGGACAGACGCAGCGAGGGACAACCAGAGCGGGGCAGTGCTCTGGTCGATGATTCCATACACGGTGAGAATTGGAACCAGAGCGGTGATGATTCCATACATCCAGGCACGGATCTGCGGGGTGAGCCAGGGCAGGGGCTGAGAGGAAGCATGACGCGGTTCAGTCATCGGGTGCCCACCTCGATTAGACGGGTGAGGTCTTCGACCTTCTTACCCAGCTGATCTAGCGCCTGGTAAACGCGGCTAAAGTTGGTAGCGTTCCAGGCCGCCTCGTCAAAAACGTTTGTGCGGTCCCCTGTGGGCTTACCGTCTGGTCCCTTCTTATCCTGGCCACCAAGTAGGACTGCCTCGATACGCTCAATGCGCAAATCAATATAGGCAAGGACATCGTTAACGCTTGCGGTGTGCCCATCTGGGCGGGTCACCTGGTCTGTCAGTTGCATGTCAGTTTCTTCTTCCTGTGAGAGTTGGTTAATACGGTCAATGAGGTTGTGATAACGGCCAGGGCAGGCCGTAGGGTAATAGTCAGAATGAACTGTGAGGGGTAGCGGTCCCCATTCTGAGCGGATCCTACGCACCAGCTCAGCGACGGTGCGCACATCGTCCTCAGACGCTTCAGGACGGCATTCAATGCCGATAGAGCGCAGGTTAATCTGCCAATTCCCGGCATGGTAGGCAGTGTCATAGTCATGACAGATCTGCGTGATCCTGCCGCCTGAAACAACGTAATGAGCTGATGTGCCGGATCCAGGGCCACGGGTGAAAAAGTCAACTACACCATCATGTGACTGGCCATCTGATCCCCAGTGGTGAATCACGATCCTGTCAGGCTCTAGGCCCTCGCGGTCCTGGCTGTAGTTCCAGCACTGCCTAAAATCAATGTGTGTCATGCTACCCAGACCGCCAATCCACGATACGTACCATTGGCCTGAATATCCACAGGGCCATAGCAAAGCACGCGCACCAGGCCCGCGTTTAGGAAAATGGGCATAGGCCAAATACCTGGGCCAAAGAGAGTGCCAACCATTACCCACTCACGGGTACTGGGCACCTTCACGGTGTTGTTGATACGGAAAATGTCGATAATTCCGCCTGCATCCATGTGGAATGAACCGCCTGTGCGAACAATCGAGATACTGAGATGATTCGTCCCGTTGATAGTACGGACCAGGCCGCCCTCGGGATCGTAGCGCCACGCTCCATCGAACAGGGGCAGCGTCGCTGTCTTGATAGTAGACGCGCTGTCCAGGATCGTTGCCGCGTCCTTAGCTACTTGCGGGAAGGAACGCAGGGGGTCTGAATCGAGCGGATAGGGGATCTTTAGGGTTGGTGTTGTTGCAGGCATAGGTTTACCTTTCTAGGCGGTTAGCGAGGAAGTGATTGCCCAGGTGAGCGGCTGGGACTGGGACCATTTCAGAGCGGCTGGTAGCTGTTGCCAGGTGAGGCCCTGGCCTGTGGTCTCGGACCTGGTTAGGCAGAGGTTCATTACCCACCGGCCTTTTTTATAGGTATAGGTAGCGCCGTCCAGGTAAGCGGTGAGAGACGCTGGCACGGCCATCCACCTGGGCAGGTCGGTTAGCCGGATGGGTAGGCCCATGCGCCTTGTAGCGTCGAGCATCGCTGCGAGCGTCTTCCTGTCAATCAGCGAGGATCTAATAGACATATCTACGGTGAGACTGGGCAGCGTGTAGGATCCAGGCAGGTGCGAGCGATAGAAGGCTGATGCGGCTGCTTCAGCGTCCTTCCGGTCTACCAGGTCAGTCGTAATCGAGATATCCCGATATCCGATCCTGGCAATAGCATCCTCGTCTTTAATGACAATCGTGCGCTCGGTTAGGATCCGTTCGCCCTTTTCATTCACGCCTGGTTCCTGCCAGGACAAACGTGCAACAGACGCAGCGTCTGCGTTATCCCTGTCCACGGTTACCCCGCTGCGCAGGATTGCAGCTGCGCTAATCGTCGAGGACGGCTGAGAGGCAGTAATCGTGACCTTGGTTCCATCGAAACCGAGCCTGCCCAGGGCAGTGCGCAGCGAGGGATCCTCGAAACGCAAGTAGGGGCCGGTCGTCCTGTGCGAGCTT